CGAGCTTGAGAACGTCAATACCAGCTCATCTTGCAGATTGTATAGCGCAAGGTAATTCGTATCGGTTACGGTCCCGTCCGCGTCAAGATATGCCAGCGCCGCGTCCCAACTCGTGATCATCAAATCCAGCCATGCTACAAGAGCTGACTGAACTACTCCATTCGTCCTGATCCATGATCCAGACGTAGCAATCGCCTCGTACCACGCCGTTAATGCCGTGGCCGTGGCAGAGAACTTCAATGCCGTATACTCCGTGGTATAGGTCAAGCTATCGGCAGCCAGTTTATCCATAAGAGAATTGAAGTTATCCCTTAATGATTTGACTACCGATACAATATCTCTTTGGAATAAACCTGTCGGACGCCCTTTAATGGTACCCCCGGCAACATCCGTTGATCCGGTAGCAGCCAGGATATCGGTAATAGCGAGCAGAGAACTATAATTTACGCTCGGTACTCCACCATCCGAATCCAGTTTTGTAAGGGTACTATTGAAATTATCTATCAGCGTCGATAGGTAATAAAAGAGATCTTGCTGATCCATACCATCCTTAAGGATCCTTTTATATCCCATCTTTACCCCCTCTGTTTAAGTTTTACAGAGACCCGGGACGGGTTAGATCCCGGGCCCCATAAAGTTACGACTTACCGATTACCAAGATCTCGAGTGCTGCTAAAGTCCAATCGCTCGCGGCTGTCGTTCCGTTCGCCTTCACCTGCTTGATTGTGATCGTTAAGGTTGACCAGGATACCTGTAAATGCGTCAAGTTAGCGTCCAATCCGCCGGTTAAATGCGCGCGAACATAGACAATCTCTGATATTCCATGCGTTGCTTTAGTTAATGTTATGGTATCAGAGGCCGCGGCAGGAGTAGCAGTCAAAATGAGAACATGATAATCACCGGAAAACTCCGTTGACTTAACTATTGTCGGTGTTATGGCTCCCATTAGCTATCTCCTTCTTTTAGGACTTACCTATTACGAGGATCTCGAGTGCTGCTGAGGTCCAGTTATCCGCAGCCGTAGCGCCATCCGCCTTTAGCTGTTTGACTGTGATCACAAGACCGGAGTATGATGTTTGCAGTATCGTTAACTCCGCGTCCAGGCCGGCAGTCAAATGCGCGTCGGCATAAACGATTTCCGAAATCCCGTGCGTCGCTTTCGTCAAAGTGATTTCATCTGACGAAGCAGCCGGGGTCGCGGTAAGAATCAAAACGTGATAATCGCCGCTAAACTCCGTCGATTTCACAATTGTTGGTGTTAGAGCTCCCATATTTTGTCTCCTTCTTTTTATGCTTTAAAAAATAGGGCCGTTTTAGAGGCACGGCCCCAAAGCCGTTAGATCGCTACTACTACGCCGTCGAGGCGGTTGTGGCTGCCGTCGCTACGGAGACTACTCCATAATCCAAGCTATTAAACATCGGTTTAATAACTCCGAATATGGCCCCTACGCTTATGCCCCACTTGTTGCCGTAGTCAAAAGTCTTTTCGACCCAGGCAACTGATTTGCCCCAAGCGATTACTGCCGCTTGCTGGCCGCAGAGAACCGCGCGCGCGATCGGGATACTTGCTGCGCCACCGGCCCATGCGTAAACGTATTCGTGCTCGTGTATGATTACGCCATCATACATCTTGAGCGCCCCGGAGAAGATCGGATTCTTGTCCCCTCTCTCGCCGGCTTCCCTGGCTTCCTGCTTGAAGACAGGATCCTTCTTAAGATCGGTGTACTGGTAAGGGTGCATAATCAGCACATAGGTATCCTTACCGCCGATTCTAAGAGGCGGAACCTTCGGGCTTGCCATAATGGCCATCTGCTTCGCTGCCGTAATGCACTTGGTATCCATAACTTCATCGGCAGTTAAAGAGGTGTCCGCTCCGGCATTATTCGCCCATATTGAACGCGTGGCCGCAGGAGCCGTAGGCGTGTTCGCGAACGTCTTTGTGGTATAGCCGCAAAGCTTCCAAAGCAACTCTTTGTCAAGCCTTTCAGCCCACCAGATCTTAAGACGAGCTTTCGCGGACGTCCTCATCTTGTACGCGCTCTTCTTCTCATCCATATTGCCAGTCAGCCTTACCCCGTGTCTCAACTGATCAATGGCAACGTCCTCGTCATAATCGGTCATAGCTTCTTCATTTCCTTCGAGCTCGCTATCACCGGTTATGCCATCCCCACTTAACTTCGCGCCCAGGCCAAAGCTTATATTGCTACCGGGCTCCGCCTTGAGATCTTCCAACTCCTGAATCATGGAAGACTCTTCGGTCCCGATAAAACGCTGCATATAAAGCTCGTCCTGTACATCGGCAAAGAGCTGTTTTCTCCAAAGCTCCGCCCTTAGCGCTGAAATTGTTACTGTGTTAGGCATTTGCTTATCTCCTTGTGGTTAGAAGTCCTTTAAAAACTTCTCCCGGATGTGTTTAGGGACCTGCCTGAATTGTGAAGGAGTCATCTCAGATAATTGCTGAGCTGTATAACCTTCCATATCGTCCTTGCCTCCGCCACCGCCGCCATGCGCGCCGCTTGTCTTGACCTTATCATCGTTCTTGTTGATCTTGTCAAGCGTCTCTTTATCCGGAGTCTTCTCCGGAGCTTTTTCAGGCGGCTTCTCTTCTTTCTTTTCAGGTATCCCAAACAACACCGAGAATCTAGGGTCCTTGCGGATAAGATCATAGATCAAAAGCGCAGGATTCCGGTTCTCTTCTACGGCCTTAGCAATCTGCTTGCCATAGTCTTCATTACCCTCAACAATATCAGGCCCAAGACTCATTACCTTGTCATAATCGGGAAGAGTAGAATCTTTGATCCGCCGGGCCTCGATGATATCCCTGGCGTTCGTCTCGACCATCCGGGTATAATACTTATTGCCTGGATCTAAGGCTACCTCTTTCGGGACCGCGGCTTTCTTCAATAAAGGTTTGAGCGCCTTCTTGAGCTCACCTATATTGACAAAGTCTTCGCCGTCCTTGCCTTCAAAGAGTTTATCAACTTCGCTATCAAGGATCTTCTCAGAATCTTGCTCTACCTTTGCAAGCTCTTCCTTCTGTCTCTGATCTTTGATACTCTTAAACTTGAAGGCGTCGAGATCTGCCTCGGCCGATTGCCTCTTCTTGCGCTCTGACTTCATAGCGTAGAACAGGCCCTTTTCTCTTACCGAAAAATCTGATAGGTCTTCTTGGTTATCCGGTTTCCCTAGCTCTCGCTCGAGCTTATCCTTGAGCGTCTCAACTACCTCTTCGGACTTCTTCTCTTCGGGTTTAGCTTTGTCCGGTTCAGCCTTAGCCGCTTCGCCTTCTTTTTTAGCAGGTGGCGCGCCTTCTTTGCCTTTGTCGCCGACACTAGCGTCGTCGGCCTTTTTATCGGCCGCTTTCTTATCCTTATCGGAGTCTTTGTCTCCGTCTATATCCTCATACTCAATATCATCATCGTCATTATCCTTGCCCGGCTTGTTACCGCTTCCATCAAGATTTGGAGCGCTCATAACTTCCCGAGTCTCTTCCTTGGTAAGCTCTTCTCCCCTTGCCAATTTCTCTTCGATCGCTTTTAGATCTGCCATGTTATCCTCTTTTCTCGCCCGTCCCGGCGGCGGTATTCCTACTTTTTAGCTGCCGGACCTGCCTGTTGCGCAGCAGCCTGTTGTTGCGCGGCATATTCTTTCACTCTTCGAGTTACCTCTGCCGCGTTCGGGATACTCGAAAACTCTATAATCAGATCTGGCGGAATCGGATATCCGCTTGTGGCCATTTCCATAAGATTGTCGAATGTTTCTGCGCGAATCGTCGCATTGTTATCGGCTTCTGTAATCTTGATATCACATTTGCCGTCTTTGATCTGGGCCAAAAAGGCCTTAAGATATCCATCATCGATCTGATTATTCTTCATAAACTCTTCGCCTACGATCTTCCGGAGCTCTGCTACATCAAAGATCTCCGGGATCATAGAAAATACTGCGGTTCCGACCATCTCTTTCGTAAAGCGGAAATTGCGGAAGTAAGGCGCTAGTATCGTCAAGGCCTGGCGGATCCTGAGAGATATAGCCTTTCCGCTTGTAGTCTTGTCCTGGATCGCCATCGCGTCCGGGTTTATGCCGGTTACTGCCTTAAGATCATCCTCGGCCTTGTCTCCGCGCATAAGATTAGCCATATTAACACCGGCCGGCTCGATCCTGGTAAGCTCTGATCCTTTCTTCTTCCATATCGTAACACCTGGAGTCGATCCCATTTTCTCGAGATCCTTTTTTCCTTCCGGGGTAAGCGCGTCGTCGTCTCCTACCCACCCGGAGTTTGCCGTTGTGTTAAGGATGTGCAGAAATTGGGACCGGGACTTATTGATCTCTCTCTGTGGATCCTTGGCGTTGCGCGTGATACCCTTGATCCTGTGCTCCGGCTTAGGCGCAGACGGTGTATATTTGGCGTAGTAGTTGAAGAACGGAAATCCCTCATAACTTGGCGCGAACGGAGATCTGGCCTCTTCCTGCATAAGTTGGCCCCCGGCCACGGCGCAATAGTGCATTTGTGGCACATCGCGCTTGATGATCTTGATATTGACTACTTCCTTGACTGGCGGCTGCGGCGCCGGCGTTGGTTGCCTGGTCTCTAGGTTCATGCCCCCGGCCTCTTGGTGCATTTGAGTCATAAGCGCATGGCCTACAACTGCCTGTTGATATACTGCCTCTGCTTCTTGAAGGATCTCTGCCTTCCGGGCCTCTGCCTCTTCGATTTTGTCAAACTTCTCAAGGTTGTGGTTACGATAGTCATAGACAAAATACTGCTCGATGTATTTCTTATACCACTCTTCAAAGAGCCATATTTTATCGTCTTCGCTTTCGACACGGCCATCCGGCGCGATCACATCATCAATATCGAGCTCGTCTTTGCCTTCGTGGTAGTTATCCTTGTCGCCTTCCTTGCTTACATCGCTCAGGAAAGCGGAGACATCTTCCTTTATAGATTCAATCTTATCCTTAGCCTTAGGAAACATCCTCTTAAGCTTGGCCTTAGAAAACTTCACCATCTTGATCTGCCAGTCGGCGTCAGAGTGATCGTATTCAACTGAATCCGGATCGACAAGAATCTCCCAGGGTTTACGATTAGGAAAAAGTAGATCCCCATTTATGATATCGTCGTCATAAGTTATCGCCATCTCAAGCCAACCTTTACCGCCGTCTATGCCATCATCGAATAGATGATCAAGTTTATAGTTAAGCTTAGACCACTTATCAATCGAGGCTATGCACTTATCGCCGATATCAGAGAAGATCCGGTCCTCGCGTCCTTCCGGGAACACGCGAATCCTCATAGAGTTCTCGCGCTCCCATCCGCCGACAAGATTCAGAAAGGCCTCGACCTTGTTAAACGTAAGACATGGGCGCCCTTCGTCTTTAAGGATCTGCCTCTCTTCATCCGTCCATTGGTCCCCTAGCGCAAAGTTAAGATCATCCCGGACGTTCTTATTGAGCACCTTGTCATTAGACAATGCGCTCTTTGCGTGTCTCATTACCCGGGCCACGGTCCCGGTCGTATCGTTTGAATTAAAATCCCCGATATAACCTTCTTGAGTCTTCTCGCTTATTGCGCCTCTAGCTAGGACCATAATTGATCTCCTTCTATTCGCCGCTTACAAGAGCCTGTTTAATCTTCTCAACTTCGGCACGGGATTTTATCAGCTCCATGCGAAGGGATTTTATAATAGCTCTGTACCCGGCGCATATTGCTTCGATATCATTCTTGGCCCCGGATACCATCTGCCCTATTGATTCGTCCGGATCTTTCTCTTTTGTGCTCCTGCCAGCCTTGGGGACTCCGGGCGCCTTATTGCCCTTGTTAACTTGGTAAACTTTCCATATTGTTGGTAAACTTTCCATATTGGGAGATTGATCTGATAACTACTTTTAAAGAAAGCCACTATTTCCGCAGCCTTTGTACCTTCTTTAAGCATACTCCTGATCTGTTCTGCTTGTTCCTGTGTCAATCTTGCCATCTTAAAACCCTCTTTCCCCTGGCGTGTTATCCGGCCATGCCGCCCTTGCCGGCTACTGATGATAAAACGGCGCCACTCCCGGCGCCTGTATGTGTTTCGTATTTCTCTACATTGATCCTTGTCGCTTTCGACATAGCATACTGATAATAGATCCACGCGTCGGCCCGGTTAGGTGATCGGCCCAGGCGATCCTTGATATCAATCTTTTCTTCAATCTGAATCTTGCCTTTCTTGTTTATGAAATACTTTACCTCTGCAAGCTCTTCGTGCAAGAGTGGATCATTCGGTAAAGACGCATTACCTTTCTTAGCGCGCTCAAGCGCTATAAACCACATCTCCGCGCGCTTATTCGCATATTGCTCATCATCCGCGGCCGCGCTGCCCTTGATTGATACGATCGTTATGCCTTTAAGCTTCATACTGCGAAGAGTGTCTCCTGTCCCTACGCCCAGGCCGTCTTCGTCAACTGCTATAAAATTACCGCCTATGCTGTTGTTGACTATAAGCGCCCGGCCGGCAGTAACGTCCGTTTGCTCGCCGGCGTACATCATGCTCTTCTCAACCTTGCCGTTCGTGCCGCCATAGATAACAGATTCATCATCCCCGAAATGGCCTACGTCAACACCTACGCCTTTATAGACGTTAGATTCAAAGGTCTCCCTGTCGATCATCCTGTCAATGATATCGAAAGAGAAGATCGTGTCGATTGATACTGTCGGAAGTTTCCCGGCTACGCGGCTAATAAAGCGCGGATCATCCTCGCCCCATTTTTCAAGCTTATCCTGGACCCACTCGTAAGAGCACAGCCCGGGGACCACGGTGCGTCTCTCGAGATAATTAGGATTATCCCGGCAGTCCATTTCAATAACGATATTCTTGCGCGCCTTATTCCGTATGCTGTCTGCGAAGTGTCCGGTAGTGCAAAGAGGATTGCCGATCTGAATCAATAGGCCTATGCCGCCGGTTAAAATAGAATCGATCTGTTCAAACATCTGATTCGTTATCGCCTGGGCCTCTGACGCGATTACGAAGACGCGCGGAGAGTGAAAGCCCTGGAACTTACCGATCATCTTGCCTGTCTCTTTAGTTGTGAATCCGAGCGCATACCACTTGGGGCTGATCTTGATTTGGCAGGTTAATATTTCTCCGGGTGGATTGTCTTCAATGCGTGAGTAGTGGACCTGGATCTCTTTCCACATTACGTCTTTGACCTGGCGTCCGGTAGGCGCGGTAGTAACCACAATACAGGGACCCCATACCTCGAGGAAGTACGGAACCAGGCCGCCGCCGATATAATCCTTGCCGAGAGAGTGGCCGCTTGATACAACCAGGCCTTTCTTCTCTGCAATACAAATAGGGACGGCCTCAAGCATAGCTATCTCACCGTCCCAAAACTTCTCGACTCTCAATCGCTTGGTAAAGTAATCAGCCGGATTGCTTCGCCAAAAATCGATTAAGTGCGCGAGATCCTTCTCGGCTTGCAGTAATTGAGATTCCATCGGCTCCCTTTGTAATCTCGACGTTATTGTACTTGGAAATAAAATCTATCAAAGACGTGCTGCCCTGAACCGGCGCCGGAATATCTTCTACCGCCGGACTAAAACGCTCTTTAAGCTTGACCAAGAGCTCAAGCGCCTTGAGTTGTACAGGGTTATCATCGACCTCAATAAAATCATTAGAGTTCTCATTGGCAACCATCTTGCCGTTCTCTTCTTTGATAAATACCTGGCAGGATTGGATCCGCTTGCAGTTTAAAAGCTGATTGAGTTTTTCTGCAATTCGTTTATCGGTAAGCTTATGCTTATCGAGCAGTCTTTGAAAAGCCTCTCTGATCAACGGTTTCTCAAGGTTTTCTTGACCTGACGCTGAACATTTGTACCCGGCCTTGATTGCTGATTGAGTAGCATTACCGCTTTGGAGATAGTAGCTTAGGAACTTTCGCTGCTTTAAGGTAAGCTTTTCTTCCACGAGACCCCCATAAAAGAAAAAGACCAGGTAATTTGCTACCTGGCCTGTGGCAAATAAAAAAACGGAGCCAAAAAAAACTTGTGGGTTTTCTGGCTCCGTTTTCTAGTTACTTCTTTGTACTAAGTATACGCTATAATATTCTTGCTGTCAAGAACCTCATCTCTTTCTCTTTTTGCCCTTCTTCTTGCCACACGGCATAAGATCACCCCCCTGTCGGCCCCCTAAAATACCATGGGATCCAGGAGAACGCGCGGACCA